CCGCAGGTTGTTACGCAAGCAGGAAGGGAATAAGTAGCGGGCGGTGGGGCCCCCCGATCCGGTTACCCGGCAACCCCACATGGCGCTCCGGCATCTCTGCCGTGCTACGGCCGGGGGAATAGCACCGTGTCGCGCCCGCAGGTGCAGTATATGCTCCCCCGACGGGATGCGCCAGATGCTTGAAACGCTGGCTGCCCTGTGGCGCTTCACACCCCTGTTTTGAGGCCCTATGTAGCCAAATCTCCGGCGCGACGTTTTTAACGGGGGTCTAACGGCCTCTGTGCGGGTAATTTTCATCGCGCGTGGGTGGGGATTGCGCATCGCTTCCCATTTCCCTGTAAATGTGGCAGTCTGAAAAAGCTGAACCACCCCTTATCTCTGCACCGAAACACTTCGGTATCGCCCGCACCCGTCGCCATCCCCAGAATGGCGACATGAAATCTTCCAAACCCATCCAGATCTTCAAGCCCGGCAAGCGCACCGCGATGAGCGGTGTGACGCTGGATTTCTCGGACGCAGACCTGCAGGCGACTGCCGCTGCATACGATCCGGCCAAGCACGAAGCGCCGCTGGTCGTTGGTCACCCCAAGCATGACGACCCGGCTTATGGCTGGACCGCATCGTTGGCTTACGCCGATGGTGCACTTGAGGCGATGCCAAGCCAGGTCAATGCCGACTTCGCCGATATGGTTGATGCCGGTGCCTTCAAGAAGGTCAGCGCCTCGTTCTATCTGCCCGACGCACCGAACAACCCCGTGCCGGGCGTCTATTACCTCCGTCATATCGGCTTCCTCGGCGCGCAAGCGCCTGCCGTCAAAGGTCTGCGCAATCCCGAGTTCGCCGACGCCGAAGAAGGTGTGGTCGAGTTCGCTGAATGGGACGACGTGGACAACGCCAGCCTGTGGCGCAGTCTGCGCGACTGGATCATCGGCAAGTTCGGTCAGGAAGAAGCCGACAAGGTCGTGCCTGGTTACACCGTCAAGAATCTTGAGCAGTCCGCCCAGGACGAGCTGAAGGAATCCATGAATGAAGAGTCAACCGCTGGTGCAGGCGAGCCTGCTGCATCGTTTTCTGAGAAAGGAGTAACTGTGACACTTGAAGAAAAGGCCGCGCTGGAGGCCGAGAACGCCCAGATGAGACAACAGCTGGCTGATGCCGCTGCGCGCGACAAGTCCACCAAGGCTGCCGCCAAACACGCAGAGCATGCCGCTTTCGCCGAGGCATTGGTGCAGGAAGGCAAGCTGCTGCCCGTGAACAAGGACGTGACGGTGGCCACGATGGACTTCATGGCTGCGCAGGATGCGACCGTTGAGTTTGGCGAGGGCGATGCGAAGAAGCCGTTGCTGGATGCCTATAAGGCGTCGCTGCAGGCCAATCCGAAGCTGGTTGAGTTCGGCGAGGTGTCCGGTGCGGGCAGTGATGCCAGCGGCACGGTCAACTTTGCAGCGCCTTCCGGCTACGACGTGGACGCCGACCGCCTGGCGCTGCACGGCAAAGCGCTGGCCTACCAGACAGCCAACAAGACGACTTACGAGGCCGCTCTGGCCGCCGTGAGCGCTTAACCCCCCCAACCAAGGAGACCAACATGAGCAAACAATCCATTTCACTGCTGACGCTGTCCATCGCGGCCAGCGGCGCCATCGTCGCGAACCGTTTCGTGACACACGCCCGCGATCAGGCGGTGGCGGACGAGAACACCCTGGGCGTCGCCACGACCGAAGCTGCAGATGGCGACGTGCTGGCGGTCGATGTGCTGGGCACCGCCATCGTCGAAGCGGGCGCGGCTGTTGCAGCCGGTGCCACCCTGAAAGCTGATGCCAACGGCAAGGCGATCACCTGGGTGACTTCCGGCGCGAAGGTTGCGGTGGCACTGGATGCCGCAAGCGCGGACGGTGACTTCATCGAAGTGCTGCTGATCCCCAACGCAGCTTAATCAATCAATACACAAGGAGACGTGAGATGAAAAGCAAACTGTGGAAACTGGCCGGCATTCTGTTCGGCGTGTTGGCGCTCAGCGCAATGGCGCATGCGGGCTGGATCGATCCGGATGCGGCGATGGCCATCGGCGTGATCGGCAATATGACCAACGCCCAGGCGCGCGTGGTCGATCCGATCCTGTCTACCGTTGCGCAGGGTTACAAGAACGGCCGCATGGTTGCCGACTTCCTGTTCCCGGTCGTGCCGGTCGACCAGCGCGGTGGCAAGATCCTCGAGTTCGGCAAGGAAGACTTCTTGCTGTACAACACGGCCCGCGCACCCGGTGCGGATACCAAAGAAGTGCAGTTCGGTCATCTCGGTGCGGCCTATGCGCTCGAAGGTCATCGTTTGATGGGTAAGGTGCCGTTCGAACACCTGCAGGAAGCCAACCAGGTGCCCGGCATCAATCTCGGTCGCGGCGCTGTCACCAAGACACAGAACATCATCCTGCTGGCCAGTGAGCACCAGGCCGCCACCATCGCCCGCAATGCAGCCAACTACGCCGCTTCCAACAAGACGGCGCTGGCCGGTACGTCGCGCTGGGATGACTACGCATCCGGTGTATCCGATCCGGCAGCCGACATCGATACCGCCGTCGAAGCGATCCGTGCGCAAGTTGGCATGCGCCCGAACACCGTAGTGCTGTCGCCCAAGGCTTTCAAGGCGGCAAAACGCCACCCCAAGATCATCGACCGCGTGAAGTACACCGGCCGCGACAGCGTGACACTGGAAATGTTGGCCAACCTGTTCGATGTCGAGCGCGTAGTGAGCGGCGACGCGATCTACAACGCCTCCGGCACCATGACTGATGTGTGGGGCAAGGATGTGGTCGTGGCTTACACCGAGACCGCATCTGCGGATGACGGCGGTTTGCCGAGCTTCGGATACACCTATCGTTTGCGCAATTATCCGATGGTCGAGTCGGCATATATGGACCGTGGCAAGAACAGCTGGATGTACCCGGTAAACGACGAGCGCTCTCCGGTGATCGCCGCCGCCGCCGCCGGTTACCTGATCCAGACCGTCGTCAGCTAATACCTGAAGAGCCGGGGCACTGCGCCCATATCGCCCCCGCCCTATCCTGAGCATGGGGCGGTTGGACAAGAGAGAGGATAGAACATGGCCACCAAGACATATCAAGTAGAAAGCCCGATCCGGCACGACGGCAAGGAATACGCCGTCGGTGCGCAGATCGACCTGGATGACAAGGACGCGAAAGACCTGCTGACCGTCAACGCCATCAGCGCTGCAGCGGCAGATAACACGCCGACCGCGCCCGCCGACGAAGCCGAGCGCATCGCCGCCATCGTGGACGCGATCGGCAAGCTGGACGCCGCCGACGCATCGCTGTGGATGAAGAACCAAGCGCCGAAGACCGAGGCCATTGCCGCGATCACCGGCTGGCCCGTCGTGGCGGCAGACCGCAACGCCGCCTGGGAACAGATCAACGCTGCCAAGTAATCGACGATGAGCTACGCCACCCCATCCGTTCTGCTGGACCAGTTCGCTGCCGACGAGATCGCGCAGCGGGCTGATCGCAGTATCCCGCGCCTGGTATCGGCCGAGATGCTGAAGGCAGCAGCAACTGGCGGTGATATGAGCGGTTATACGGTGGATGAGCAGGCAGCGACCGCAACCGCGCTGGCGCTGATCGAGCAGAAGCTGCTCGATGCGGACAGTGTGATCGATGGCTATCTGATCTCCCGCTACGAGACGCCACTGGCAGTGGTGCCGCGTTTGATCGTGGGGGTTGCATGCAATCTCGCGCGCTATGCGTTGTACGACGACATTGCAACCGAGCAGATCACGCAACGCTACAAGGATGCGGTCAAGCTGCTGGAAGCGATCAACGCGGGAAAAATCAATCTGGGAAAAAACGATTCTCAGGCGGTTCCGCAAGATCATGGCAGCGTGAAATATGACGCGCCGGATCGTGTATTTAACGCGTCGTCTTTGGAGGGGTTTTAGGTGACCAACGGCATCCTCATTCGTGCAGAGATTGAGGACAGCGGCATCCGCGCCAAGCTGATGGCGCTGATCGCGTTGGGTCAGGACCCATCCGAGGCACTGCGGGATATCGCAACCCTTGGGGAGAACTCGACACGCGAGCGGTTCCGCATGCAGATCGGTCCGGATGGTAATCGCTGGAAGCCGCTTAAAACCGGATTGTTCGAGGGTGGTTTTTTTGGAAAAAAACACCTCCGCAAGGACGGGCGCATCAGAAAGAGCGCAATCAATCGCGCGCTCGGCAGAAAAATTCTGACGCGAGACGGCCATCTTGGTGACTCAATTACAGCCAGGTCGAGCAGCCAATATGCCGAGTGGGGCACGAACCGTGTGTATGGGGCGATCCACCAGCTTGGCGGCAAGGCAGGGCGCGGCCGCAAAGTGACGATCCCGGCACGACCTTACCTGGGCGTGAACGACGAGAACGCGGCTGACATTCTGAATCTGTTGTCGGATCGCATTGAGGGGGCGCGCTGATGTTCGCGGAGATGGAGATCGGGCTGGTGGATGTGATCGAGGCGAGTCCGTTGGCGCAGAAATTGACGAAGGTGGGAACGCTCCCGGATATCGACGGCGACAACCTGGTCAAGCGCATGGCTGGCCGAC